CCGCCAACGCCACAACTGTCAATGGTTCGTATAACTTGACTTTTGCGGCTGGCACAGATTTAAGCGCTGTTGATAGCCAATGGCAATTAACAGGCTACAACATTCCGCAAGACACTTATGTAGTAAGCGCTAACAACACTACTAAAGTAGTCGTAATGAGCCAAATGGCTAGTGGTAGCGGAGTACAGTCAGTCGTATGTGCTCAGACCGCCTATGACCTTCCTGACGACTTTGAAACTATTACAGACCGCACCCAATGGGACAAGTCTAAGCATTGGGAAATGTTAGGGCCTGAAGATGCCCAACAATGGCAATGGCTAAAGTCTGGTTATATTTCTACAGGGCCTAGAGTGCGCTGGAGAATTCTTGACAACCAATTTCAAATTTGGCCTGTAATGAATACTAATGAGTATTTGGGCTGGGAATACAGAAGTAAAGGTTGGGCAAGAAGCGCTGCTGGGGATGTTAAAAACAGCTTTACTGCCAACTCAGACACTACCTTATTTGATGACCGTTTAATGGTTTTATTTACCAAAATGAAATATTGGGGCATTAAAGGTTTTGACACTACCGTTGTTTCTCAAGACTACCAGCGTGTATTGACTATTGCTAAAGCTAATGACAAAGGTGCGCCTAACCTTTCATTTGCCCCTTACCCTTCAAAAGTGCTTATTGGTTACGCTAATATTCCTGACACAGGCTATGGCTCATAATGCTATTACAAAAAGCAAAACAAAATACCTCTAAAACAGCTTCTGTACCAGCGCCTATTGGTGGTTGGAATGCTAGAGACTCCCTTGCAAACATGAGTCCTACAGACGCTGTACAGCTAGTAAATTGGTATCCCACACCTACTGATGTCACTATGCGTAAAGGCTATAGTGTAGTTTCGGTTATTACTACTTCTGCTGGTGTAAAAACAATTACTAGCATTACCCATGTAAACGCATTAGCAACTTTAACAACTGCCGCAGTACATGGTTTAGTAACAGGCGCTTATGTGTCTATTACTGGTGCTACTCCTTCTGCATACAATGGCGTTTATAAAATTATTGTTACAAGCTCTACAACTTTTACCTATGCAATGGCTACTACGCCTGGTACTGACGCTACAGTAGTAGGTGTATATTTAAACCAAGCTACAGCCCCTATTAATACTTTAATGAATTACACGGAAAATAGCAGTTATAAGCTATTTGCTGTGACTGGCACAAAAATTTATGAAGCTAAACAAAACCCTGCATTAGAAGTTTTTAGCGGTATTTCTAGCGATAAATTGCAAGCAGTAAACATGACTAACCAAGCAGGACACTTTTTAGTAGCTTGTAATGGTGTAGACCCTGTAATGGTCTATGATGGTAGCGCATGGTTTTATGTAGCTACAACTTCTACCGCCCAAACAATTAGCACTATTACTAGGGGTGGTACAGGCAATTTAACCGCAACTGTAACTACAGCAGCACCGCATGGTTTAGTAGACAACAATAGAGTCACTATTTCGGGTGCTACAGAAGCTAATTACAATGGCACTTATGTAATTGATGTAACAGGGGCTAGTACCTTTACTTACACAATGGCTACCGCACCTGCGGCTAACGCTACTGTAGTGGGAATTTATACAGTAATTGGTATTACAGGCATTAATAGTAACAAATTTATTAATGTGAATTTGTTTAAAAACCGTCTATATTTCACCGAAAAAGACAGTTTAAATGCTTGGTATTTAGATGTAGACGCTATTAGTGGCGTTGCAAAACCTTTATATTTTGGCGGTATTGCTAGAAATGCAGGTTATTTGCAAGCAATGGGTACTTGGACACTTGACGCTGGTCAAGGTGCTGACGACTATGCGGTTTTTGTTACTAGCATGGGCGAGGTTATTGTATATAACGGTACAGACCCTGACAATGCTGACACATGGGTTTTAAAAGGCGTTTGGCAAATAGGTCAAACATTTAACCGTAGGTGCTTTTTTAAATGGTCAGGCGACTTACTTTTGCTTACTCAAGACGGCTTAGTACCTCTTGCTTCAGCATTACAGTCTAGCCGACTAGACCCTAGAGTAAACCTAACAGACAAGATTTACTACGCTGTTTCTCAAGCTGCAAGTCTTTATTACAACCAATTTGGCTGGCAAATTAACTATTTTGCAAGCGAAAATATGCTTATTTTGTCTATTCCAGTACCAAATGGAATGGAGCAATATGTAATGCACACCATTACAAAGTCATGGGCTAGGTTTACAGGTATTCAAGGGTATTGCTGGGAAGTTTCTGGCGATTCTGATATGCACTTTGGTAGCAATGGGTTTGTAGGTACTTTTTATTCCGCTACTTCTGACGACCAAAGCAACATTACTGCAACTGCACAACAAGCCTATAGCTATTTTGACACTCCTGGCAGTTAAAACGCTTTACTATGGTAAGGCCTATTTTGCAGTCTACAGGTGGCGTACCCAATGTTTTATGCGGTATTAGCGTGGATTTTGACACTCAAAGTCAATTAGGCTCTGTGTCCTTTAACCCTAATACTTTAACAGAAGGTATTTGGGACACCGCAAAATGGGATGGTAGTGTATGGGCTGGTGGACTTATTACCACTAAAGTTTGGCAAGGTGTTACAGGAATAGGCTATACAGGCTCTGTAAACTTAAATGCTGCTAGTCGAGGAATTGAATTGCATTGGGCTTCTACCGATTATGTTATGGAAAGCGGTGGTGTTATCTGATATTACTTAATGAACAAAGTCTTAAAGATTGGGCAATTAAACATAAAATGCCTACTCCAGATGGCGCACATTATTTAGGACAAGTATTAAATGGTGAAATTAGAGCAGTAGTTGTATATTGTGGTTTTTACGGTAAATCTTGCATGATTCATGTAGGGTCAGAAAGGCAGCATTGGGCAACTAAAGACTTCCTCAAAGAGGTCTTTAATTACCCATTTAACACCTTGAAATTAAAGGTTATAATTGGCACAGTAGCAGGGAATAATGAAAAAGCCCTAAAACTAGACCGACACCTTGGTTTCAAAGATGTTGCCATAATTCCTGATGCACATGATGAAGGAGATTTGGTCATTTTAGAAATGCGCCCCGAATATTGTAAGTGGGCATAAGGAGATAGTAATGGGTGCAGGTTCAACATTTACGCAGGGTGCTAACCCAAATACGACTAATCCGTATGCTGGGTCTACTAACCCTTATATTCAGTCAGCACAAGCTACTACATTAGGTAATTTGGCTGGCGCACAACAAGCCACACAAGCTAACCGCATAAACCAAAATACCCCATATTCAAGCCTTAATTACACTCAAGGCGTAGACGCTAATGGTAACCCTACATGGACTGCAAACCAGCAATTAGCTCAACCTTTACAATCTGCTTTAGGAAATATTCAAGGACAATTAGCGCAAAATACTGCTAACCCATTTGACGCAAGCAAATACCAAGCACAACAAGTAGGTCAAGGCCCTCAATTTTCAGGCATTAATAATGCTGCTAATTTGCAAAGCCAAGTACAAGGTACTGGCATGGAAGGTTGGGACAAAGCTACTGGCTTGTTAATGAGTCGTTTAAACCCACAAATTCAACAAAGTAATGACCGTTTAACAGCGCAATTAGCTAACCAAGGGGTTGTCCCTGGTACTGAGGCTTATAACCGTGCTATGACTCAACAAAGTCAAAAAACTAATGACTTGCTTACTCAAGCACAATTAGCTGGCTCACAAGTGCAAAACACTATGTTTGGTCAAAACTTGGCTGCTGGTCAATTTGGCAATCAAGCGCTTACACAACAAAATACTAATCAACTTGCTAACCTTGGGTTTAATAACCAAATGGGTCAGCAAGGATTTGCCAACCAAATGGCAGGTACACAAGCTAATAATGCTGCGACACAGCAAAATTATGCAAACGCATTACAACAACAAAATATGCCTTTACAACAATTAGGCGCTTTTCAACAAGCTACAACCCCTGGTTATGTAAACCCATATAGCCAAGCTGCTGTTAGTGGCCCTGATTACCTTGGTGCTTATAGCACTTCTAATGCACAACAAATTGCTGCACAAAACGCTGCTAATGCTAAAACTGCCAATACTCAAGCAGGTTTATATGGTTTAGGTGGTGCTGCGTTATTAGGTGGCGGTGGTGTTGGTGGTTTAGCAAGTGGAATTGGTAGTGGTTTAACTGGTTTAGCTAATTTGTTTGGCAACAATGGTTTAAATAATCCATTGGTAAGCAGTACAGATTATATGAATAACATTGGTGCTGTAAGTAGTGGCGCATTTGACCCTGCTATGTCTAGTGCAGATTATTTAAATAATTTACCTGGTCTTTCAGGAATATTTTAATAAATAATGGCAAATTTTAATACCGACCCAGGAATGCAATGGACTCCCCAAACTTATGGGGGAGAAGATAATTCGTCTTCACCACAACGCATTCTTACGGGTTATAACGAACCTGGTCATGTAGGGTATTATTCAGCGGATAACGTTGCGCCTTGGACTGAAGATGGGCAATATGTTTATACTTGGCACGGCTCTGATGTAGATTACACAAGTCCAGGTTTTTCAGACCCTCTTACGCAGGTAATGGGTTTAGCACCAGAAAAAGTTGCGGACTTTTATAATTTAAAAACTTCTGACCCAAATCAGTACTATACCCAAGCAGCAAATGCTTTAAAAGATTCAATTTTTGGCACTTACATAAGCAATAATTATGGGGCTTCTTCAGAGCAACAAAAAATGCTTGAAGATATTAAGCAAACTGACCCTGCTGCTTATTATGACGCAAAAATTGGTTTATTAAGCGCACAAAGCGGTTGGCAACATGGTCAAAATACTTACGACAAAGCCGCACCTTTACAAGCTGAAATTCAAACAATGTTGCCTGAAGCTCAAAAAGCTGGACTTTCATTAAGCGACATTAGTAGCACAGCTAACCAAAGTTTTTCTGATTCAAGCATACAAAACCAACAACATATTGCAAATGAAGCGGCACAAGGCAGTTTTTGGGGAAATAATTTAATAGGCAGCCTTAAAGTTGGCGCATTGGCTTTAGGTGCTTATGGTCTTGACGCTGCTTTGGCTGCTGGTGAAGCTGCTAGTGCTGCTGGCGGTGCTGGTATTGAAACTTCAGGTGCTGGTGGTTTAGCTGGCGGTGGCGGTTTTACTCCTAGCATTGGAAGCGGTGCTTCTTTTGCTATTGACCCTGCCGCTACTTATGGTGTTGCTGGTGCAGC